CCCAAACCCCCCCAACCCCGCTGGAGCCTACTCCATGGCTGGCTGGCAAACCAAACGCATTACACACTTAGCCGACCAGTAAATAAATGCCTTGTTTCCAATGCTTAAAATCCACACACGAGCCAGCCAGCCATTCCGATACGGCTAAAGATTTTTAAAAATTGTCCTTTATAAACTTTAGTCCGAAAGGTTTTAAACATTTAGAACCGATTTCAACGGCGGGCGGGCAGGCTTTGGCTTGCTTGTTATGGGATTTCTACAACCTTAACAGAGGGCTTTAAAACATCCTCAGGAATGGCGGGCGGGCTGGCGGAAGGGCGGGCAACTTCAATAACAATATAGCCATAGCCACCACTGGAAGGAGAGGGAGAAGGAAGGGAAGAAGAAGCAGAAGGAGAGGAAGGAAAAGAAGAAGACCCAGAGGAAACGGAAGGATAAGAGGAAGGGTAGGAACGAGAGGGAGAGGAGACAGAAACGGAGGGAGTAGGAGAGGAACCAGAGGAAGAGGGAGAACCAAAGAAAGAAGGTCTTTTTTCATTCTTTACTTCTTTCTCCTGAGGCTGAGAAACATTAGGCTTGGGAATTATTCCACCGTGGGCTTTAACATACGAACCAAGCTGAACAATGGAAAAGAGGGCGACCGCAACAGCAACAAAAAGCACAACTGGAGGCTTACCCTTAACTCCTTTCATATGTTCAACGAGGGCAGAACGATAAAGGGCAAAGATTTTAGGGTCATACTTGATTAAGGTCTTCTTTACGGGAACACCACCGATTATGGTTTTTAGCACCACCATACTGGAAATGCCAAAGATACGAAGGTTTATAAGGCGGAGTTCAATCTCAACAAGGTTTCTTATGGCTTTGTTCATCCTCTGAATGCTTTGGGTGATGATATAGAAGTCAAGTCCAAGGTGTCTGTGATAGTCAAAGAAGAATTTTTGAAGCTGAGTTAATTCTGTGTCCTCGTCAATGATAGACTGGAACTCGTCCAGATAGAAGATAACCTTTCTATAGCCCAACTCACCGAAAAGCTTGGGAAGTATGAACCTCTTCCAGTAATCCACATTTAGAACTGTTAAAAAGGCATTCCTGTAATTGCCATCATAGTGAAGATTGCAAAAGGAGAGGGCAGTAGCGAGGAACTCGTCCAAAGTCCAAAGGTTATTAACTTCTCTCCCGAGATAAAAGGAAAGCTTAGCCCTGTCCAAACCATCAATGTTAGAGACCACTAAGTTAGTATCCTTTTTTAAGTCCTCAACAATCCTTTTAACTGCGTAATAGGATTTGCCCGCCCCTGGAGTTCCTGTTATAAAGACTATAGCCATGGCTTAGACCCTGAAGAAGGGAATAAGGTTAAGGACAAACCTAACAGTTAAGGCTGTTCCCAATATGCCTATAGCTTGAGGAATTCCAGAATTGGCAAGAAACCAGTTACCAATGGTAAGGGAAGCCAGAGGAGATATTGGAATGGAGATAGCAGAAAGCAAGGAAAGGACAAAGGAAAAAATGCCCTGAAGGATAAGGACAAAAGAACAGTAAAACATACACATAGCTAAACCCTCCTTATTGGGATATTTTTCCAAAGTTCAAAGATTGACATAGACACCAAAAGAGCAGAAATAAAACCAAAGATGGAAGCAAGACCCACGAAAGAGTAAAGGATTAAGTCTCTTAGCCCATCAAAATTAGCATAAAGCATTTGTTCCTGTTCCTTACACTTATCACGGTTAGGAAGGGCTTGTTCAATCGTATCAGTCAAGGTAGCCACAGAAACAACCTCTTGGGTTAGAAGCCAGTTAATGGCAGGGATTAGTTCTTCCTCAGGAGAGACATCAACAACAACCTCAACCTCAGGAACGGAAGGAGAAACATAAGGAGAACACCGAGAAGGCAAAGGAGTAGAAGGGCGGACAATAAAACGGCGAGGAGAAGGCATAGGGAGAGGCTGGACTAAAGTATCAGGATCAAGCTGAGGGAGAAGGTCAGGAGAAACCTCAACCTGTGGAAAATCTCCCAGAGGAAGAGGAAAGGGATTTAGATAAGGAGAGAGATCACGCAAAGGCAAAACCCGAGAGACAGTCCGACAGATTTCTCCTTTCTCATCATCTGTTAAATCATCAAAGTTAGGAGGGAGAGGATCATATTCAGGAACTGAAGGAGAAGAGTTAGGAGGATGAACACGAGGGATATTAGGCATAGGGAGGGTAATCTCTTTAGGATGGGTGGCAGGATTTTCAACATCAAACTGGCAAACCTGCTGACAAGAACAACTTCCAGTATAGCCCTCTGGAACCCGAGAGTGAAAGCAGTTATCAACTACATAATGCATTTGAACATCACAACTACAAACATAGCAAGGGTCATAAGTATAATGCCATTTGCCACAATCATGCGGAGGGATATAATCACATCTTGCATCCCTTGTATAGTAATCATTACAAACACTTAAATAATCATCCATTGCTGGATCACAATACCAAGTAGAAACAAGGCGGGAACGATAAAGGGCATAACCAGTTCCACCGTAACCAACAGGAGCACCAAGCATAAACGGAAGAGGAAAAGAAGCAGAGGCATATTGAAGGTAATAACCAGCTAAAACTCCACCCAGACCACCAGGAGGGTCTCCAGAAACACCCTGAGAAACCATAAGAACATTGCCAGAACCATAAGGGCGAAAAGGGTCAGGATCCCAATAGTAAGGCGACCAGTCAGAGTTAGCAACGATATTATAGCGAACTAAACGACCTCTCTCACATACGGCGTAAATATCATAACAGGTAGAACTAACAAGGCGAGGAACCGCAGGGCAAGGCTGACCAATCTCAAGCAGGTTAGAAAGGTCAGGCATAAGGGAAGGACTAAAACCATTGGGAATGATAAACCCAACACCAAGCCCTGAATGATTAACACTTTTCCACTGAAAATATAAAAGCCGACGGATTAAAAGGCTTTGTCCCTCTACGAGATTAACATAACCAAACTCCAGAAGCGGATTAGAAAGCACACGGAAACCAAGCTTAGTAATCTCAGAAACGGAAGAGAGAAAACCAGAGAGAAGGCGGTTAAAAAGCCTTGTGTTATTAGCAGAGTTCTTTAAATAAAAAAGGTCAGGGTATAACTCCCTCAGGGCGGGAACCACTACCTCTATGCTTTGCTTAAGTTCTAACTGACTTATAACCAAAGCCCTTAACTTGCTTTGCATATCCATAGCAGGGTGAAAGGTAGAATAAGAACGAGGATTTTGGATAAAGTCTATATAGGCATTTTTAGCAGAGGCAAACTCAGAGAGGGCAGACTGGTAGGCTTGCTTTTTTATACGGAAATTATCAAGCTTTCCGTAATCAACATCAGGAGAATTAGCCCACATCCTTTCCAGAATTTCCAGAGAATCAGAAAGGGCAGAAGACCTTTCATAAAGATAGTTCAAATACCGAACGACGGCGTCATTATCCACCTTAGGCATCTGAAGTTTAGCATCATAGACCACGGAAGCAGAAAAGCCAAGACCAAAGAGAAAGAGAAAAAGAACCCACCGCATAGCTACCTACGGAAGATAATGAAGTAGCTAAGGATAGTGGCGAAGATAATCCAAGCAGTCTTAAGGGACATCAAAAGCAAACGCATAAGAGGGTGATTTGCTATATCAATAGTGGTATGGATGAAGGGAGGGAGATTAACCTCAATAGGTGGCGGAGGGTTGTCTTCAACATTCAAACGGAAGGAGGAAAGGAAAAGGAAAAGGTCAGTGTTTTTAGCAGAGTTTATAAAGTCCTCCAGAACCTGAGAGATTGAAGGACAAGAACAGGAAGAAGAACAATAAGAGTCATCAACTATAAAAACGGAATTCCTTTCTCTACAAACGCAAGCCCGACCCTGTCCAGTATCCTCAAACTGACAAGTCAAAGCAAGGGCTGAATAGGAAGAAAGGAGGAAAAGGATAAACACAATAACCGCCTTCATTTTGAAGACCTCTTAAGGGCTTTACCTAAAAGAATAGCCGAGAAGGTTCCCAAGACAGTGGAAAGACCTAAAACCATCTTAAGAAAGTCAGACTTAAACTCATAAATGGTTTGGTTTAATTGGTTAAGGGCATTAACATATTCCAGACATTCACACTGGGATTGGGCAAAGGCAAAGGCTAACAGACTAAAAAACAACCCTAAGAACCGCATAAGCACCCCCCAGAAGACCGAAAGCAAAAGAGAAACCTATGAAGACCTTTAAAAAGCCTTCTTTTACACCCTGAAAAGTGTCTATAAGGTCATTAACGGACTGACAAGCAAAACCTGAACCTGAACCCGAACCTGAACCGCCTAAATCAGGAATATAATCAAGGAAGCAAGGAAAGGAAGAACAGGAGAAAGAAGGATTATCCCCAGAGGAAGAAGAGGAAAAACAATCAATAACACCAGAACCAGAAACCCGACAATTTAAAAAAACATACTCACAAGAGGCAAACATTGCAGAACAAAAAGAATACTGATAATCAAAAAAAGGGTCTGAAGGGTCATATACAAATTGCACACGGACATTATCATAGACATGAATGCAAACACAACCATAATCATAAGGAGGAGAAGGTTCAAAATGGGCAGGATAACAGCATGTTCCTGAAAAGGCGGGCAAGGAACCCGCCAAAACTACCAAGAGGAAAAGGAGAATAGGAAGGCGTGGCATTATGCCCTGTTCAAAGCCTTCTTTATTACCTTGTAGGTGAGGAAGAATATCAGGATGGAAGCAACCGCAGAGAGAAGACCCTGAATACCACTAACGAGACTATTAACCGCATCCATTGCGTCATCAAGAATTCCAGCATGGGCAAAGCCAGAAAAGGCAAGCAAGGACAAACCAGAAACAACAGCTAAGTTAAAAAGTTTCCTCATGATGGCACCTCCTTTATGGGTTTTTGGGTTTGGGACTGACTGATTGATTGGTTTAATTGATTGGTTAATTGGCTTTCATAGTGTTTAAGGACAACATCATAAACAGAATGCCAGTAATAACTATCCTCTTTACCCTTAGACCAGTCTATAGGGAACGGAAGCCTTTCCACCTCATCCAAGAAGGCAAGAACAACTTTTTTAATGTGGGCTTTATCATCTTTGAAGAGGGAAAGGAAGGCATAGGGTGAGGAGTAGTATTTGAAGAAGTCCCTAATCTTTTTCTTTGCCATGGTTTCCACCTCATAGTTTTTTTAAAATCCATATGGGAATGGTAAGCACCCAGATAAAGAAGAAAACACCAGTGAAGAAGGGCACACTCCCAACAAAGGCAGAAGTAAAGGCGGAAACTATATCAGCCACTATATCCAT